TAGCGTTGTCGATGAAGGCGACCTCAATCAATACGGTATGGCCAACAGAACGAGAAATAACATACAGATTAGTAGTAGCTTTTGCTCCACGGTCTGTAATGCCTAACGTCTTAGCAATCGTAGCGGATAGTTTCTTAGCGATTTGATAGCCTACATTATCGCCTAGATAGTACCAAACTTCCGCACCAGTCGCTGAACGGTTAAAGGCGTTGAAATGAATAGACACGTTGACATCATTACGACCTGCAATCTTATCCATGTTCTGAACGATATTGTAAAGATTTTCATTGACTGTTCGTCCTTTTCTATCACTAGCATCTTTAAAGTTCACTTTTTCACCTCTTCCGACATAAAAATAGTCCTCTACTTCAATATCTGGATTGTCGGTAGCAGGACGTGGTTTCTTTTCGAATGCGAATGTTTCATCTTTTCCGCTGACTGTGAAATCAGCTGGAATGGTATACGTGTTGGATTGTGTTTGGTTCATGGTGTGAGCCGAATCCTCTACCACGTTTAACTCGGTACGAAATTCCTCTTTGATGAGAGGGTATGCTTCTTCGATAAATTTTGCTTTGTTTCGCATGATAAAACCTCCTAATTTTTTGTACTAAAAAAGGACTAGTAAACGCTAATCCTCAATTCCTAAAACTCGCGTAAATGCTTGATGTAACCCTGTAGACGCTAATCCACTCACTGCGCCATAGATAATTGACTCGACGCCCACACCGCCAATAATCACGCCTAAAATAGCGCCTAGCACCGTTACGATTAATGGGATATAAGCATTCGCAACCTTATCTAAAATAGGCGTGTGCTTGATGACGTAGCCAATAACTAAGCAACCGATAACGATAATTGGTACGATAAAATCTTGTGCATTTTCTAAAATAGTTTCCATTTTAATTCACTCCTTTTCATATTAAAAAAAGAGCTAGCGATTGCTAACTCTCTCTTTTCTCCAATCTTCCAACACTGATATACGTGTGTCGTGCTTGTCCAGTCTGTCGTCAGCGTTATCGACACGCTTGTGTAAACGTACTCTGTCCGCTTTAGAGTCTGTTAAACTATCGCTTAATCGTGTGATTTCAAACTTTAAGTTTAACAATGTCTCGTTTAGTGTTTTCGACATTTTGTACAGCCCGCCAAAAATGCCGATTGTAAAGGCGATTAAAAACCACCATTCTTTTATCAATTGCATAAACTACCCTCCTGATGTTTAAAATACTATCCAAAATACCAACGCCGAAGCGATACTCTATTTCCAACGACCATGTGCAACTAAATTCGTTCCAATATCTGTGGATGCCGTTGAAATATAACTCATCAACCGGAAAAAACCAGTCGCTGGGTTACTGTTAGTCGAACTACTACCTATCCATGCGCCCGCAGTACCATACTGGATAAAACCAGAAAGCATGACTTCTGAATTGATAAATTTTTGAGGATATTGCCATTCGATATTGCTTGATTGGAATACGGTACCCGACGAAGCATTTATAGGACCTAAAATCATGCGCGTTTGACAAATCATCGTTCCATCAGCAAACTTCGTCCAACGACCATTCTCATTACTACCGCTCTCCACAATCCGTTGATTATGATTGATTTTAGTCAACGTAACTGTCGTACCTGTTGAAGTAAAACTTGCAAGCGGAAATGTATATAACTGTCCGGCGTTGTGTAAATCTTGCTGAACTAACTCTTTAACCACCTCTAATCGAAGTTGATTGTTCACCGGCTGATATTCTGGCGTTCCAGCTTCACCTGTAGAGGTATTGTTTTGCGTTAAATCAATCACGATACACACATATCCACTGTCGTTTGCCGACACACTTAATTGCATTTCTTCATCAATTTCAATCATTCTGCCTTGTACGATACAAGCTCCCGGACTGATATACGTATTTAAACCTGTTGCAACTACTTTTAACTCGTCTTTGTAACCTTTTACGATACGATCGTTGCCGTCAAGCATACTATAATAAAGCAAAGCATCTGCTTTTGGACTGATTTTCATGCGGTCGAATGTGTAACCTTTTAATCCCATATTTTTCTCTCCTATTCTTCCGTAAAATTATTCTAATAATTCTGATAAACGACTTCGAATGTGGCCGAAGCGTAATTCGATAGAATCGCTATCGTTTGTTAATAAATAGCCCGTTAAAACGGATTGGTATTGTTTGTCATCGTAAATAATGTTGGCTAAACGTCCGATATTTAGATCCTCAAATTTTATCAATTCGTTTTCGATTGGCATCTTAAATGTAATCTCATGTGCATAGTAACTACCTTTTAATTCGGATTCAGCGATATCTTGATAACTTGGTTTTTCTTCTTCGGTCGTGTCGTAAATCCAAATTTTGGTTTTCGTTGGTCTGAAAATATCCGGATGATTAGCATTTTGCGTTACTTCGTTGTTGGTTGTTAACCACCACTCGCTTAGGATATTTGGTCCTTCGCTGTTTGTGGTATTCTTATTGATAATCTGCAGATGATTCTCAATACCACGTCCAACCTCGACAGTTGAAATATCCCAATCAATGAATACGTTATTATTGTTTTTCAGATTTAAAGTACTGCTGACACGTTCAACGACCGACTTAATCCGGAAATTTTCGTATCGGTCAATTCGCCAAACGACATTGTACTTTTTAAAAGCGTTAATTAAGTACTTTTGTAAATTGGTTGGTGTGGGCGGTTCGGATGGTTGATAAATGTGATTTGTGCTTGTCCTTGTTTCAACGTCTAAAATATCAATGATTTTATTGGCATCTTGTAGCAAGTAACGATTGATTAAGTTTTTGGCATGTTGTTCAAAACTTTTGCCTGACATCCTAGTGGCCGGGAACTCAAAATCAACGATACTAAATAGATCCTCACACACGATTGTTTTATTTTCGTAACTATCAATTAAGCCAAGGAAAGCTAAGCCTTCACCATGTGGGAATTTAGCCATTAAAAAATCACCTTGCGCAAAATCAAGTGCTTCTGATACTTCGAATGTTGATTTTTCGGATGTGATATAATCTCTATTAATTTCGTAGCTTGTGGTCTTAACTGATGAACTCACTAAACCGTTTCGTTGTATGACCCAAATATTTAAATATCTCATTAAACTGTCACACGCTCCTCTCTATAGCTAAAACTCACTTTGTCGCAATTGAAGAATAAAATCTTGCTACGACCAACTGGAAAAGTAACAAAATTGGATTTACTTAAATCTTGTTGTTGATACACATTACTGAAAGTGCCATCTAAAGCGATAAGCACCGCTCTTTGTGACTGTGGATTCGATGATACGACTAATCGATGTCCTTCAGGGACTGTCAGATTAAAGCCATCTGATTGCAAAATTTTAGATCCTTGTGTAACTTGCCAATGCGGATTTTCGCAAGGACCATAAATGGTAATTTCGCATGGTGAATGCTTTGAGCTTCCAATATAAACCGAGTGGTTATCAACTTGAAAGACATTCTTACCTTCATCTTCATCAGCGTAAACATAATCATAGGTGTAATAAGATTCTTCTGTTTCCGCAGGATAATCATCATACGAATACGTGTAATCATAGATTTTATCGTAGTACGTGTTTTCGTTGGCTGATTGACCGTAATACACAAAATCATTGAAATTAAATTCGTTTGAGCTTTTTGTTGCGATAAAGTAGCCTGATGATTTGCCACCAGTTAGGTCTTCGGGTGCGGGCGTCCAGTCGGTTGCTTTGTTTCCTTTTTCAAGTTTGACCCAATGAGTTCCATTAAATATATCACTTGTGTTACTCCTTCCAGTTGGGAGCGCTATATATATTTTACCTTCACTGTCGGTTGTTCTTGATAAACATTGATTTTCATAAACCATTCTATATTCTCCACTAGACCCATTAAAATACAGGGAATTTTGACCTACGGGAAGATTTGAAGATAGTATATATTCCATATTCGGCTCTAATTCAAATTCATATACATAAGCCTCTGTGACCCACGAAGAAGGTGACAATGAATTCAGATGTGTTAATGAAAAATAGTTCCTCCCCGGAAAATCGTCGCCATTCCAATGCCACAAATCACCTTCACGATAACTCTCTGGCACACCTTCAAACACTTGTCGTTTTCGAGTGACCGTTTCATAAATCTTGCCGGCTTTGCCTTCAATTGGTGGGTTATCGGTTGTTCTTTCGCTGCGTTCGATGTAGAAAGGAGTGGTGAAGTCGAGTTGTAACTCCTCCACTAAGATACTTTCTTCTTTGATTAAGGACTTGGTTAATTCATTTAAAATACAATCACGACTCCAAGTTCCTGTTGGTGTTTCGTATTCGATTCGATATGGCGTGTGATTCAAAAAGGCTACCAAGTCGCTGAATCGTTGATAGCTTTGTCCTGTTCTGTCGCCTAACCAAAGATTCAAACTCAATGTTTTTCTTTGCAACTCTGATTTCTCAACTAAAAAATGGGAGTCTGCTGTTCGAAACTCCGATTCAAATTGCACACCTAAACCTTCTTGGTCAGCACCAAACATATCTGGATTTGTCATATCTAGCATATCATTTCGTGCGTTATACAATCGTATCTTTCCGTATTCTTCCATTGTCAGACTCCTCTCATAATACTTTTTTCAATTTCCCGTACGAGTTCTTTTGTGGTTCGTTTATCCGCTTCGTAGATATTTACTTCTGGTTTTAATTTAGTGATGATATTCAGCATTCTTCCCATCAAATCGACTAGTTCGCTGTTATCATTTTGAATGACTGTCGTTGTTTCAAACTCTCGATTGACGGCTTCCAGGTTCCGAACGAGTGTTGAATTTTTAGGAATACCCACACCCTCAGCGTATTTCGGAACCATCTGTTTGGTTTGCGCTGCAGTATAAACTTTTGACCCGCGCGGTAAATCAAGCATGACGTTTCGACCTTGCGGAATATACATTTCGCCAGTTGGGTGTTGCACTAGCTCACGATACATTGCACCCCTTTGGTCATTGACCATAGCTAGTCCGCCTGGATGGTAATTCGTTCCTGTCGCATTTTTGGTGAATTTTTCTGTGATCCATTGCGTAACATTTTTAACTACAGTTGTTAAAGTTACTTTTTTATCTCTTTGATTTCCAAATGTTTCTACAGCTTTTGTTGCATTCCCTGCAGGTCTACTTGCGTTGTCCGTTGCGTTCAAGTATTTGCGATTCGGATTATTCCTAGAATAAGTACTTAAGGCACTTCCACCACTTTGAGTAGCGCTTCGCACACTGCTCTCGTCACCTCTAAGCATTTTTAACCCGGGATTGTTTCGACTATAATTATCGAGATTACTTCCACCCTTACTCGTAGCAGATGTCACGCTGCTTGCATCACCTGCTAAACGCTTAGGACCTGGCTTGACTTCTTCGTAAGCATTTAATTTTTCTTCTGCTTTAGAAATCACGTTATTGACATTGGTGTTTTCACCCAATAACTTCTTAAAATCTTCGTCCAACTTGTTGTATTCTTCCAAGGCTTTTTTTGACTCATTGAAGGTCATTGTGGACGGGTCTTTTGCTAGCAACTCTTTAAAGTCGGGATCCAAATTATTGTACGTTTTTAAACTTTCTTCAGACTTGCTGACGGTTTTTAATAGATTAAAATTATCCGCATCCAGGTCTTTGATTTCTGCTTCATAATCGTCCCACAAGCCTAATTTAAGCATCGTGTCTGCCATGATTTCAGGCGTGTTCGAGTAAAGAATAGCTTTCTTTTCTTCTAATGACATTTCTTGCCATTTTCCTGATGAATCCAAAGCTTTGTACATGTTAATACTAAATTCATCTTGCAAAACGGCTTCTTTGTCTTTCCAAGCCATTCCATCCCACCAGCCGTTTGCGATTGCAGCTTCACCTACAACTTTTTTAGCATTGGAATCTAAATCAGCGTCATGTAAAACCATGCGGATCTCATTCCATTTAGCGGTTTCTTTCGTTGCTTCGGTGACAATTTCAGCGGCGTTAGATTTCACTTTTCCTTCTTTATCCAGTAATTCTAAAGAATTCCAAGCTTTACCTGCATCGGTTCCTTGATCTGCTACCCATTTTAATGTGTCTGCAGTTTTCTTAGAGTTATTGGCAAGTTTTTCCGACATCGCTCCTGCTTTTTCCAATAGAATGTTATTAGCTTCCTCGGTAACTTCGGCCATACCGCCTAATTCAGACGCTAGCATTCCATTCTCATAAATAACTTTCTTTTTTAATTCAGGATATTTTTCTGAAATCAAAGCCATTTGTTTGTCTATTGCTAATGTGGAATCTTCAGCTGACTTTTCGAATAATTTAACTAATTGTTGTCCTTCATCTGTATCTAGTTGACCTTTGTCCTTTAAATATTTTTTGAAGTCTTTTAAATTATTATTATATTCATTTTTTGTTTCTGCTCTTTGTTTTCCTAAGTTTTGAAGCCAAGTTTTCGCTTGGTCTTCGGATGCGCTTTCGACATCTCCGGTCATAGAATCTAAAACTTTTTTCCTTTGGTCCGCATCTTTAATTGTTATTTTGAGGTATTCAGACGTGCTTTGTTTCATTAAATCTGAAATCATTTTTGCGCCTTGTGCGGTAACATTGCCACTTTCATCTGTATATTTTTTCTTTATTTCTAAAACAGCGTCGTTATTTTCTTCAGCTATTTTTAATGCTTTTTCTCTTTCCTCAGCGAAGCCATCAACAATTTCTTGGGCTGACTTTTGTACTTCTTCGGGCATGAGGTTAACGGCTTCTTTAAATGTATTGATTTGGTTAACTAAATCTGTTTCAATCGCTTTCCCAATCGCTTCAAAATTGGCAATCATTTTAGCGGAATTTCCATCAACGCCTTGCTCTAACAAAGCCCATTCACCGTTTGCTTCTTGTGTATTTGATTTGACAATTGTTAACGCTTCGCCGGTCGCTTTTCCGACATCAACGCCCCATTCTTTCGTGCGTTGAGCCGAATTATAAGCCTCTTCACCCCAAAGCTTCCAAGCACCATAACCAATTGCTAAAGCACCACCTACACCAACGATTCCTAAAATAGCTGGTCCTAAAGGTCCTAATGCAGTTGCCATTGCACCTATGCCTTTTGCGCCACTCGCAGTAGCCATCGCTCCGCCAAAATTAGTGACTGTTCCTGTTCCAGATGATAAAGTACTTAGTAAATCTCCTGCGGAAACATTCCCATCAGTAAAAGCTTTTGTCACTTCTGTAATAGCTTTTTTCTTCGCCATTTCTGCAGATAGTTCAACAAATGACTTACCAACACCACCAGCTGTAGTTGCTGTTTTTCCTAAGATCGATAAAAGAGGTCCCGATGCTGCGGTTGCACCTAATAAGCCTAAAATCATCTTTTGTGTTTTAGGGTCAGCATCATTAAATGACTTAGCTAACTCTCCTAAACCTTTGATTAAAGGCTTGCTTGCTTCAAGCCCTTCTCGTAGTGCGTCCACAAAAGGTCCGCCTAAATCAATGGCCGTATCAACGACTTCGTTTTTCAGCATTTTTAACTTTGATTCGGTTGTTTCATAACGCTTGTTAGCTTCTTCTGTTAAAGCAGTGTTTTCTTTCCACGCTTTGTTCCCTTTTTTTACTGCACCTTCAAAAACACCTGAAGCATTCGCTGCACGTAACAAGCTATCGCGCAAACGGACTTCAGTAATGTCCATGTCGTCTAAAACACGAATCGCTGACTTACCTTGCTTTTCCGCTTTAGACAGCCCTTCAACAAATTTCATGATTGCTTTTGATGGATCCGTTTTAAATAGATTTGCAAATTCGGCATTTGTCATCCCAGCAACATCAGAAAACTGGATTAAGCTTGTAGCGGATTTATCAGCTTCTTTGTACATCTTGTTAAGTTCTTTTGTCGTAATGCCCATTGCCCCAGCAACATTTTTTAATGGCTTACCACCTTTGTTGACTGCATAGACAATATCATCAAATGTTAAGCCGACTTCGCTTCCCATCGAAATCAATTCATCAAAAGAACCTATTCCTTTTTCTGTTGCTAGTTGCATATTAATCATGACTTTCGAGAAGGCTGAACCTCCAGCTTCCGCCTCGATTCCGACAGAACTTAAAGCTGCTGCAAATCCCATGATTTCGCCTTCGGACATGCCAATTTGTTTACCGGCACCCGCAAGACGTAATCCCATATCAACAATTTCTTGTTCAGTAGTAGCAAAATTATTTCCAAGATCAACGACAACGGAACCTAATTTATCGAAATCTTTTTGGCTCATCTGAGTGATATTCGCAAAACGAGCTAAAGAAGTTGCGGCAGATTCAGCACTCATGTTTGTTGATTCGCCTAAGTCAATCATCGTCTTAGTAAATCCGACAACATTATCCGTTTGAATCCCTAACTGACCTGCTGCTTCTGCAGTTGCGGCAATTTCTTTGTGACTCGCTGGCAATTCTTTGCTTAAATTTCTTAGTCCTTTTTCAAGGTCTTTAAATGAATAAACAACCTTACCATTTTTATCAACGATTTCATCATTCGTTTTTAAGACACCAGCAAAGCCTGATTCCCAACTAATCGCAGCTGTGGTAACTGCAGCTGCTCCAGCAATAAGTGGTAACGTTAAACCTTTTGTCATAGCTGAACCAGTAGACTCTAAACGTTTGCCATGAATTAATAAAGAGTCGCTTGCCTTATTAACAGCTCCTGTAAAACCTTCATTGCGAATTTTATATTCCGCCATAGCGCCTGCAGTTCGTTGCAATTGAATCTTGTAGTTCGCTAGTTTACCGTTGGCATCTTGTAATTGTGCAGCTAATCGTTTTGTTTGTTCTGTCGCTTTACCGTCAACAAAAGAATCTTCGTAGGCTTTTTTGAGGTCTTTCACTTGATTCTCTTGCGCACCAATGATTTTCGTTAAGCTATCATATCTTGTTCCCAATTTACCTAGTTTGTTTCCAGCCATATCCGCAATTTTCATGTTTGCTGACATTTCTTTTGCTAGATAACTGACTTGCTTTTTACTATTTGCTACGCCACGACCAAAATCGGCATCGTCTAGGCCTAGCTTTATGACCATATTTCCTAATGGTGTTGCACCTGACAAGTTCCTACACCCCTTTCACCAATTCCCATAAAGGACGAATTTCTTTTTGTTTTTTCTTCGGTTTTTTATTTGGATCTTTAAGCAAGATTTCATCGATGTCTAAACAATCGGTATTCATCACATCGCGAATCGTCATTGATTGGACATTGACCACAATTTCTTTGACTAGTCCTATTTGGAGTCCGTAGAATCGAGACCAGCTAACAGTTTCTGAATCTGCTCCTCTTGGGCTTTTTTTGCTTCTTCATCCTCTTTTCGTGAATGTCCTAAAACGCGGTAACGGATAATTTCCCAAATCTGTTTATAGTCGTGAGAATCTAGTCCTTCCAAGATAGCTTTTTTAGTCACCAACTTATCGTTAAATAATCCAGCGACAAATTCAGCTTGCATTTCTTGATATTCTTCTATTGTCGTTTCAATTTTATTGCCTTCTTTATCAACACGCTCTTCTAACGCTGCTTCTTTTCTAATGTATTCTAACTTTTTGGACTGTGGGACAAAATCGAAGAAGTATTCCTTCGCTTTTCCATCTGCATCGCGTAGTTGTAATTTGACTATTCTTTCTTCTGACAAAATGATTCCTCCTTAAAAATTCAAAATAAAAAACAAGACTAGCGATTAAACTAGTCTTGTTGAAAATTGTCTAGGGTACTAAAGGTGCTCCTAAAACGATTGTACGTAATTCTTCTACTGCTGCACTACCGAAAGCACGCATCACGTGAAATTCTTTTTCTTCTTCCTCAACGGTGACTTTTCGAGAAACGACGTTCATGACTGTTTCACCTGGTTCAGGAGTAAAGTCTTCATCCGTTTTCGTAGCAATTGAGAATCCATCAGTCGTTAGAGTTCCAGCTAAAATTGCATAGGCAACTGGTTCGCCCTTCATATCTTCAGACTCACAAAATGCAGCAACGAATGGCGCTTCAGTATTATTACCGATACCATCGATACCAGGCTTAATTACCTCGTATCCATAAAGTTCTTGTTCGATTGCTGTTGGTAAATCCAATAAACCAAAGTTAGCCGCAACCGACCCAACGCCTTTTCGAACGACAAAGTATTCAATGTTCCCACCAAAGACTTTAACTGCTTCTTTAGTTAAACCTGTTAATTCCATTGTGACTGGTGCACCTTCATTTGGTTTGCCTTCAATCACGTGAATTTCTGCAGTTGTATCTGGTTTTAGTGCCTCATCTAATACACGAATAGACAATTTTTCAAATCCGTAAACTGTTGCCATAATTTATTTTCCTCCTAAAATTTAAAACGACATCGCCTAATAGTAAGCGACATCGTTTATGTTTGTATTTTTTCGATACCGTTTCGCTTCCACAAAACGCTTTGTTTCATCAAAATATTCATCCAATCCGCCAGGTAACTGGCCAAAGCCAATTTCCCATAACGCTCCTTGGACTGCATGGGATATTTCTTTTGTAACTGTTAGGTCTTTTGATTCGACATTAATCTGATAGGTAAATTGTTTTGATAAGGCAGCATCTCCGCCAAAATAAGCATTAGTAGATGGACCGACCGGTAAGATTTGAATAAACGGTTTCGTTTTATCTAAATCTTCTTCTGATTGATACATTTTAATTTGCGATTCTGACAAAAAATCGGTAATTGAAGGATTAGCTTTCAATGCTTCGTAGATGTCAAATATCATTAAATTCATTTCGCTAACTCCTCCAATTCACCGCGCATTCGTTTAAAGGAAATTTGTCGCGCCTTATCCGCTGCACTTTGTACTTTACCCATCCCACGAGGTGAGACAAACCGACCTTTTCGCACGTAACCAAATTCATTTAGATGGACGAGTCGCCAACGCGACATATCGCCACGCCACCCAACGTTAACCTCTTTAATTCCTAGTGAACTATTCTTTACATTTGAACGGACAACTTCATCGTACGTGGCTCCTGTGTCCATATAAGAGGACACGGCATCTTTCGTTAGTTCCACAATTTTATCGCCTGTGTTACGCAACGCTTTATTGACGACTCGTGTAGTTTTTGCTTTACCTAGTTTCGCTTCGATATTTTTTAGAATATCTGCTTCACCTGTAATTTTCACGCTCACGATGTCGCCCCCAATACAATTTTGACAAATCGGTTATCCTCGAAATCAAAAGAGACATCTACAACGTTCCATTCTTTTTCAACGCCATAGCGATAATCATCCACTTTGACAAAATCAGTGTTCAGCGCAATGTAATCTTCTTGTGGATCTCGAATTTTAATTGTTAAGCCTTCTTTGGTGCCTTTGACCGATAAAATCTCCATATCTTTCATCGACGGGTTGTAAACTTGTGCCATACACTCGTAAACTTTTTCTTTAGTCGAACTACCTGGCAATGGTCCATTTCCTGTTTTGCGCAAAAATTCAACTTTAGTTCTTAAATCACCGCTGTCAATTTTTGGTTTTTTGTAATTTGGATGAATCATCTAATCACCATCCATTACTAAATTTTGTAGGGAGTAGTCCAAAATGAATGACTGGAAATTTCCTTCAAAATATTCGATGGAATCGTTATATGCATAACGACTCCGCTCAAATACTAGTTCAACAAAATTCAAATCGTCATTTGAATCATATGGACCAATCAATTGATTTATCCGCAAAAAAGAAGCCGATAAAATTGATTCTAGGTTCTCGTCTTCTGACGTTCCAAAAATCTTCATCCGCTTCTTGAATGACTCTAAATGATTTTTCGCTAACAACTCTGCACTTGTTTTATCCAAGTTCATCACCTTCTAACAATGCAAGCAATTCTGATTTAGTCGCTGACTTCGAATAATCGATACCATTTGTATCGAGATACTCTTTTATCTTCACAACTGTCCAAGTTTCGTCTGGAATCGCCCTAAAAGAAAAGGGCGCTGTTAGTTTCCCGCTTCACCAGCGGCAGGGATTGCAATATCGTAAATTTGTGCAGCGTAGTTGTCTTCTGGCTTCCCATTTCCTAACATATCAATCGCATAAAGCGTCGCACGTTTCATCGCAAAAGTTTGGTTATATTCAGATACTTTTTCAGGTTGAGATTGTGTAGCATCGTAGCCATTTTCAATAAACGCAATTAATTTATCTTTTGGTACATCCACTGATTGAATAATATGATCCTCAGCGATAAATGGCATGTTTGTTACATAAACACCATTCGCATTTTGAATCGTTAAACGAGCAACAACTTGATAATAGTTCGCTGGATTAATAATCAAGTAAATTTTTCCATCTACTAAACGTGTTTCATCTGTTGCATTCGCATCGTCATCCCCGATTGAATGCTTGTATTCAGACATCGTTGTCATTAATTCAGCAAATTCAGTTACCATCGTCGCTGAATCTTTAAACGTTAATGTGCCTACTGATGCTTTGTCAGGATATACACCACCTACAACTGCCCCATCTAAATCTTTTAATAAACCAATTGGCTCATCTTTACCAGTACCAGTAATAATTTTCTTAGCCCATGCATCTTTCACAGCTTCAGATAAGCAAAGGCGGACATAACGGTTAATCCAACGAGCACCTAATTTTAACGTGTCATTTGAAATTAAAAAGAACGCTGTTAAAGCAATTTGATTTGTTTCTTCTACACCAAATTCTGCATCTAATTGACCTTCAACATCTTTATGCAATGGTCCAAAGACCGCTACACCTTTGCGGCGAGAGCGAATTGTTTTAGTTAGACCAACTGTAGGCGTGAAATTAACTAATTTTAAAATCGGATGATCCTTTTGTAAATCTTCAAAAACACGTTCGAAAATCGTTTCTGGCCAAGTTAATTTTTCATCAAATCCACCAGCTTTTGCGACTTCGTTATAGAATTTTGTTTCATCCGCAGTTAACACTGGAATACCACGTGCTTGTAAAACTTGATTGTCTGTTACATTTTTTAATTCTTCATATTCCATTCGGACTTGTTTCCCAGCATCTTCTGCTACTGCAGTAACATATGCTTCCAACGCTGAATTCATTTCTTCTGGCGTAGCGCCTTCTTGATTCGATACTGCATTAAATGCAGCTTTTGCATCTTTTGTTTTGTTTGTAATAACTAACATACTTATTCCCCTTTTCTTAATCGATTGATTAATGATTTTTGTTTTGGTTCTTCTTGTGTTGAAGTTAAAGCTTTGTTTTCAATTGGCTGTTGTGTTGCTAATGCAATTGCAACAGCGTTTTGGATCATTGCCGCTAAATCTTCTGTAGTGCTTGTTTCCTTGGTTCCTTTTGCAACAGTATCGGCAAAACCATATTCAACTGCTTCATCTGCAGTAAACCATTTTTCTTCATCAAGCCACTCTGTCAATTGCTCTTTTGATTGACCCGTCTTGTTTTCGTAAATCGAAAGAATTGAATCGTCAATGGTTTCTAAAGCATTCAGTGTTTTCTGAACATCTTTTTTGTTTCCAAAAGCGAATGTAGAAGCTTCGTGGATCATCAATGATGTACCAACATTCATAATGACTTTATCTGCACCCGCAACAACAAAAGTTGCAGCACTTGCAGCTAAACCGGTAACTTCCACCGTAACGTTTGATGAGTGACCTTTTAGGTAATTGTAAATTTCAATCCCTTCAAAAACATCGCCGCCAGGGGAATTAAGCTTAATGACAATATCATCTGTTACATCATCTAACGCTTCTCGTACGTCTTTAGCGTTAATGACATCATCATCTCTCCAATATTTCTTGCGGATATTTCCGCTGAGAGTGAGAATGTGTTTCCCGTTTTTTGTTTCGTTTGAAAATTGGAACGGTACGTTTTTTAATTTTTTCATAGTTGTTCTCACCCCCCTTCAATTTCTTCATAGTTCTTCGTACGAATGATTGTTTTCCCTTTTCCGTCTGGAAGCGGATCGTACTCCACTTCTTTACGAATTTCATCAATTTCAAACGCACCACCAGATGTCGCTTTGTCAATCTGAGTAGCGTTTTCGATAAGTTCGATTGGCAATACTCCTACCACTTCGATTCGTTCGCCACTAATATAATCAGCCTTCGAGAGGATTTTAGCAGTCAACTCATCTTTAAGTTTCGTCAGCAAAGGCACCACACAAAGTTTCTTGAATGCTTTTAAATTCGAATCGAGTTCTGATTTTTCACCGTAAATAAGCGCGGTAGGTACACCTATCGCGTTCGCTATATCATCGATTAAAGATGATTTCATCTTATTTAATTCGTCAAGCGACTGATTGGACGATCCTTGCTTGTTCGTAAACTCTTCATAATCAAATCCATTTAATTTCGGTACAATCGCAACTGAATTTGTTGAGAAGGATTTGAACATACCGTTGATATAATTTTGCAATTTATCAGCCATCGTTTTGCCGCTATCATCTTTTTTATCCGCAAACTTACCAGTCATATCAATGCTGACCGTTCCTCGAATTTGATTATTGCGCATTGCAATGTCTACTATTCGTCCAAATAATTCTGCGTAGTCATTAAACAGACCCTTCGAAAATTTATCAAGCTGTTCATTGTTGTACTCCAGATAAATCACATCGGACATCGCAAAGCTACTTTTAAAAACGTAATCTTTGACTAAAACATTATAAAAGCGGTCTTCATAAATCGCGTATTCTTTTCGTTCAAAATCATCTGCAATCAGCAATTGATTATCTTCAGTAAAAATCACTAACACTTCGTTATCGTCTAGCAACCGATAAAAAAACTTTTCCCAAAAAGTGGCGGCTGACATATCTGAATTGGGTCTGACGTTCAAAATATAATCCCAATTGCTCATATCCGCTTTGCCGTCAAACCGAATTCTAGTTGTGGCCATTGTTCGTCCGACAAAGTTCAACACTGTATCTTTTGCCATATTTTTCAAATACGTTCTTTTCGCCACGTCGTTCGAAAAATCTATTTCAGGAATCCAGTCTGATGATTGAGCGTCTCTTATAGACCCTTTAAACATATCGAATAATCCCATTTATTCACCGCCTTTCAATTCTAATTCCTATTTAACGGATAGTTCCGAGATAGTGGATCACTTCCTTTCTTGCTCTTCCAATTGTTTGAGTTTAAAAGATATGTGATAAAACATTAATAAAACGTGATTAAGTGGTACTTTCTTCATGTTATACACGCTCCGATGTCAATTCTTTTGAATTACTTTTGATTTCAGGTGTATTTTCAAAAGATAAATCAGGCGGTTTTTTAATGATTTTTTGTAGGTAACGAATCGCTACTTGTTGTTCTTTCTCTGTCATGCTCTCGAAAAATTTTAGTGCATCATTGCGGTTTTGCGTGTTTTCCATGATGTTCACTCCTTTAGTTTTTAACCTCAACTTTAAAGTATCGTTCAAAATTGTTATCAATATCACTGAGAAACCATTTCTTAAATTTAACACCGTAACTTCTATTCAAAGACAAAACAACATAAAACATTCCCCATGTGATTTTATAACGAATTTTCTTTTTAACAGAAATATCCACATTTACTTTACTTCTCACTTCAACCACTCCTTAATCTAAAATCCCATCGCATCCAATAAATCAAAAGCATCGTCATAGTTGTATTCCACGATTTCTTCTCGTTTATAAAGAGCAGCAAGAAAAGCGTGGAAGCCATCTGTTTTTCGTCTGATTGGTTCTTTTTTAAGGAAGGTTCGATTCCCTGCATTGTCTTCTTTAATGTACGAGTTATTCGTGTACCATCTCATCATTGGATCATTGCCAAATATAAAACGTTCGTTTGCGAATCCGTCTTCAATAATTGGTGCCAATTTCGCTTGGACACCACGAGGGTTTCGAATGAATTCATATTCATACCCTTCTTCTTCTAAAATCGGCTTCAACAAATCCATTCGGAAACCATCTGCACAAACAATACTGATATCATAGATTTCTCGTTGTTCGTTCAGCCAGTTGACTAAGTGGCGTGGGTCAATCGATGGTTCATCCACAATTGTGATTAAACCTTGTTCTTCCCATTCGTCAATTGGTGCTTTTAATTTAAACGACTTTAGAAACTTTTTACGTGCAAAGCTATGTTGCTTCCAAACGAATTTTTCACCGAATTTAAATAGCAAACCAACACTAACAAAATCTCGAATTGATGCGTAGTCAAACCCAGCAACACAAGTGCTTCCTTCAGGTATTTCAATTTCTTGATTTGTGGCCATTAATTTTTCTGGAGTCGTTATATCTCGTTCATCATTACCTTCAGTGAAATTCATTCGTTTAATGATAAATTCTTGTCGGCCACTTGGCTCTTCTTCTAAATCCAAGTAATCTTCTTTTACTTCTTCAAAAATCTGTCTAGCATATTCAGTGTCCTCATTAAACATCGGATTCGCTTTAGCCCACATAGACATATCATCCATCTCTTCGATACTGTCTAATTTACAAATAAAAGGAAAATATCCGATACGGTCTGTTTTCCCTTCGAGGACTTTCATAGAGCGTTCAATTTGTTTGTCATAAAAGCCTTCACGGACATAACCATTTGTACCGAAATAAAATGTCCTAGCATGTTTCACTTTACCCAAACCGGAACGCTGCACTTTTACTGGATTGTTATTGACGAATCCGTGAACCTCGTCAAAGAATAAAACACCATCACGCGCACTATCCATCGTTTTAGGATTATTTGTGCGGAATTGAAAAAGAGCGTTCATCGCCCGTCCGGTGATTACGCTCTTTTTTGCATCAAATGCTTTATGCAAGTTTTTTGTATGGATTATATTGAATACTTCCTCAAAAGACATTTTTGCTTGGTCTTCCGAGTTCGCGGTAATCGTTGCATTGTAACCTGGTATTCCGTGCAAAGGAGAAATAAAGAACGCACCCAGCGTGGACATGAATCCATTCTTACCTCCACCGCGCGCAATCGTATCTAAGAACTCACGAAAGACTACACGGTCTTTTCCTTTCCAGTACATAAAAATAAAAGTGGCGATAAATTTTTGATGAATTGCTAATGGAAAGAATTGTTTTTCAGCGAATTTAATATAATTTTCAAGCATTTCTTCATCGATATAGACATCATCTCGACTAAGTATTTTTTCTTCCAGGTATTTTATTAGAAGAAATTGCTCTTTACAAGCAACGTATTTTCCTGAATAAATAAGCTCTTTATACTTCTCAAAATACTTTGCGTGGATCATATCAAGTCACTACCATTATCTTCATTCCCCGTTATTTTTTCATCGGGAATTAAATCCGTTAGTTGTTTAATTATTCGCTGGTAACTTTGATCGCGTGAGTTGTACAATTTTGCTATTGGCCGCTCTCTTTCGTATGGCTCTTGCTTTTCGGACTGGCTAAATAATTCAACATCTCCATTTTCTGTGATATCGATCCACATTTCATCAAGTAAAATTCGTAGCCTTGCAGCCTGAATAATTAACCCTTCGGCTGTTTTTAATTTGTTCTTTGGAACATCTTTAAACAAGCGGTTCAAACGATTTTTTTCTTTTTTTACAAGCGCGTCACGTACCTTTAACTTATTCATCAACTCACCTCTTTTCTTTTCCATTTTATAGGGGGTGGGGGTCACGCATTATTTCGGTGTTTTTCTTTCTAGTTGCCCCCTTCCACCGGTATCCCAGAATTGGGATTCGGTCCCAAAATATATCGATAGGGGGTGTTTAGTCCCCACTTTTAATCTTTCTCAGATTTCTCTATTTGAATATCTTTTAAATCTTCTACTTCAACGAACAT